ATTTAATTATCTGAATTAAGAAACAGCACTTCCGAAGAAGTAACCGAGATCAGATCCAACAACTTTGTTGTCAAACGCGATTTCAGCCTCAATCCGAGTAGCCTTCAACGATTCCAAACGGAACGAAGAAGTACCGATGGTTGCACCGAGACCACCCGAAACACCTGTCCACTGGAAGGTGTAACCAGCGGAAGGAGTGAGAAGACCGGGGTTAGGAGCAACGTGAGCCAGAAGCGCACTCTTGCCAGTTGCGAAGCCATAAGCACCAGTAGCGCCTTCAGCATTCGTAGCCTTGATTGCCTTCGAGACCAAAACACGGTCGATATCGAACATACGTGCAAGCATGTCCTCAGTGATCGTCTGTGAAGAGGTGTACTTGATCCGATCAACGAGATCAGGATGATTCTTCAACTGGCGGAAAACTTCGTAACCGAGAACAAGAGTGTTTGCCTCTTGACCAGTGACGGACAGGATTTCCTGCTTGCCAGCCTCGATATCCTCAATGGGATCCGAAGTCGTGTACTTATCCCACTGAACGAATTCGCCTGTGGAAGCACCTGAAGCAACACCCGAAGCAGTGGTTCCCCAAACGCCACCTGACATGAAATCAGAAACGAATTGAAGTTCACGGCGGAGGAGGAGTCGGTGAGTTACGAACTCTGCTGCTTCACGATCAACGTTGATAGGAGCGTCAGCGTTGGAACGAGTCTGGTCGCCAACATCCTTATGGATTGCCCAAACATCTGAGTAGTAGGTGTCGGTTGTGATGTTGTATCCGGATCCAACTGACTCTGTGCCGTCAGCGCGAACCTGAGCCTCATCACGAAGCCAATCGTTCTTTGTGTAAGTGAAGTACTTATCGCTTTGCTTGTCCACAGGAATAACTGGGAACACCTTGTCTGCGATGAAGTTTTCGGACTTCTGCATATATGCGACCGAAATGTTGGTCAGAATCGCATCAACATGCACCTGTGATTGTGTCGGTTGTGGCATCTCTTATATCTCCTTAGAGTCCGCGACCTGCATTGGCGCAGTCGATTACGGCGGTTGTGATTGCACCTGAAGCAGCATTCTCAACAAAAGTTCCAACCACATAAGCGGCTGAACCAGTTGTACCGAACGCGAGGGTCACACCAAGGGCAGACGCGTTGCTGAACAACGGTTGTCCTACTGATGCGCTTCCACCGGCTTCAACCTTCGAGCCACCAACAATGGTGACCTCTGCGATTTGACCAGATGTTGGTGAGTTTTGAAGGACACCGAATGGACGATCTGTCGCGCCACTTACAGCCTTGACAGTTCCATCACCATTGTCCAATTTGACGAACTTGTATTGAGCAGCGGAAAGATCTTCACCGGCAACCCGGCTAACCTTAACCGCGCTATTTGAAAATTCGTAAGCCATTATTTGGCTCCCTTCTCAATTAGGTAGTCGTTATAGAGTGCAGGGTTTTGAATAGCAACATTCGACAATGCTTGCTCGTACGTTGCCGCCTTGCCCTCTGCTACCGCTGCTTTAGCGAGGGAAGTCATACGGTCGATAGCGTCACCCTGTGGTGCGTATCCTTTACCAACTTCGGTGAAGATGTCGGCTGATTCATTTTGTGCGTCTGCCGCGATGAGAGCCTCTTCGATTGACTTAGCCAATTCAGCATCCAAACGACGAAGCGCAGGAGCCACCTTCTCAACATCCAGATTCAGATGCTTGAAAGTTTCCCGAGCCTTAGCGATAGCCTCAGCGTCAGCGCGATCGTCACGCTCTTTAACAAGAGCATTCTCAGCGTCAGCCTTGGCCTTAGCCATATCGACCAGAGCCTTGCGAATGTCCGAAGATGCAGACTTAGCCAGTTCAACAACTGCTGCCTCTAGCATTTCTTCGCCTTCCATCATTGGCTCTTCAGGTTCCAACTCGACTTCTACCATTCCTTCAAGTTCAGAAATACGTGCTTCGAGTTCTGCGATGCGTGCCGTAGCCATTGCGAGATCTTCTTCAACAGCCTTAGATTCTTGCTCCGGCATTTCTTCTGCCGCAGCGACAGTTTCCTGCTCCACGATTTCTTCCGTGGCTTCGCTCATGCTTGCCTCCATTGATTCCGGCAGAGTCTTCATAACGTCTGCCACGGTTGATGCGTTAGATGCTTTCACGACAAGCCAACCCTCATGTAAGTGGGCAGGATGATCAACACCTGAAGTCTCTACGATTTCAAGATTGGTCATTTTTGGTGCTTTACGTGACACATGTACC